CGTTAGATTATTAGGATCTCCACCATAACGATTTGATACAAGAAGATTGATAGAATTTGACCAAGCTTCGAACAATTCGCGAACAGTGAAATCTTCGTCATTCATAAGAGTGACCGTCCAATCTTGAAACACTCGTTCACCATTGAACTTAACACGACGACCGAAATAAGGAACTTCGACAACATCAACAATCGATGCTGGTAAAGAAGCTGCTTGTGCTAGTACAGTAATACGCTGTAGAGCTGCGGCGTCTGCTGGAGCATTTGGAATCGCTGGGAAATTAACTTCGAACAGCGAAGGACGTGCGCCAGCTTGGACAAGACCTGTGGAACGGAATGTGTTTATGTTAAACGCCATTAATTATCTCCTTTTTGCCGTCTAACGGCCCAATCTTTTTTAGCAGCAATACTAAGTTTTCTTTTAGTTTCATCAGATACAGTATACTTCGCTCCGAGCCTTGGATGCTTGTTATATTTATAGTAGTTCAGTCTAGCTTCGCTCATTCTTTGTTTTGTAATCTCAGAGAATGAACGTCCTTTATTGCTACTTCCAGCACCGGCCAAATCCTCAGGTACCCTATTAGCCCATTCATTAGAATTGACAATATCCCATGCATTTGAATAATACATACCAGCTTCTTTCAAAGCCTGTTTATTGTCAAACGTCCCAATAACAAAAGTATCGATATCGTTACCGTTTTCCTTAAGATGAGATACCCAGTCAACACCTGATCCTTTATATTTGTAAGGATCTAATTTAGTATGTCCTAGGTACTTCAATCCCGTTTTAGTATGCTCCTTCACATACAAAGAATACATTATCCACCATACTGACCAATAACTTCATTAAAGCTAACTCCAGTTGGAACAGCTACGAAGTCAAGAATGATCCAGTTGATTGAGCGGGCTGGCTTGATGTACATTGCAGCCTTAAACTGGTTTGTATCAATGATTTCAGGAGTGTTGTTGGTTGCATCGCAAACAACTACGAAGTCTTGAATACCTCGACGACCCTTAATATCAGCCAAGTATGGGTTCACCATTGCTCTGAATTGAGCACGAGTGAACGGATCATTGAACTCGAATAGCGTAAACTTAGCTGCTGTTGCAATAGCCTTTTCAAGCGTAATGAACAAGCGTCTGACATTGATACGATCAAATGCCGATGGCTTACCTGTCTTAGTCTTGTCACCGAATAGAACTGTTCCAAGTCCTGGGAAGGAAGCTACTGGGTTGATCGCTGAAGCATACAAAGTATCACGATCTGATTGACGTGGATTCCAAGCAAGCTTAGCAACATTCTTAATGTTGCCGCGATTGAAACCTGCTGGCGACCACCATGGATCATTTGTCTGATCTGTGCGAGCGCACAAACCAGCAATGTCACCGTTTAATGGAACCCAGCGATACAAATCATTGTACTTGTCATACATGTACTTGTATCCCGAGTCAAGAACACAATATGAAGATGATGGCAATGCTTGAGCATATGTTACTGCTGAAGAAGCTTCAAAACCAACATTGTTGACAACATTCTGATAATCAGGAGATGCAAAAACAACGCAATCTTTACGAACTTCTGCAATGTTATTGATTAGATAACCTGCAAGGTTCGAATTTGAAGAAGCTGCAATACCACGCGCCTTACCTTGCATGACAAGACCAACATCAACCAATTCGGCTGAATTGAACAAGTCATAACCTTGAGTAATGATACCAAGTGAAACGTTGGCTTCATTTGGACCATCAGCTCCGCCTGTTAAAGTAGAATTGAATGGCGCAGTTGTTGTTGAAGAAGCTAACCCAGCAGCTGTATTTGAGGTTGCATTAGTACGATCATTTACAGCATAAATCCATTGTGAATCTTGGTTAATGACAGTCTGATAATAATTAGTTTGGCCGCCCTGCAACTTAGAATCTGTTGCACGACTTAAACCTTGGTATGTTTCAAGCAAGGTACCTGGGGTTCCTGTAAACTTACCAAGCTGATCAACCACAACAATATGTAGTTCATCATTTGCTGCAGTATTGCCGTTTTGCAACTGATATGTTGATTGACCGGGAGGAACTTTAACAAGATTAAAGAATTCCCAATAACGAGACAATGTATTTGACGAAACGTTTGAAACAAGATTAAATGTTTGATTTGTTCCGATTGTAAATGAGAATACGTTAGCATTAAGAGAAATTGTACTCAACGAAGTAACCTGCAAGAATTGTTGACCAATTGTTGCATTACCTGTTTGAACAAGATCATTAAGAGCAAGTGAAGCTAATGCAGCTCCTGCGACAACGTTAGCCGAAGTGACATTAGTTGCGTTTGCAGTATTTGCTGGAGTAACTGTAACCGTAATAGTATTTGAACCAGCTACGGCATTAATGAATGTTGCTGTTGCATTGATTTGAGCATTTGGTAGAAGATTTGTATTTGATTGAAATTCGCTTGCTGTATCAACCTGTGCTACACGAATTGAATTTCCGTGGAGCCCGGGATAACGAGCAACAAATTGAACCGAAGAATCAAATGTTCCAACCTTTGACAAAAATGTTAGAGGGTCAGGAACTGCTTGTGAAGCCCAATTGATATTGTAGTTGAGTGAATCTTGTCCAACTGATGAATATAAAGTATCATCGCGAACCAAAAGATTAACTGAACCGTTTGATGCAAGAAATGGTGTTGAGAATGTAAGAGCTGTAGAATTGACTGCTGTAACTGTAACTTTAATATTTGTACCTTGTGGGTTCAAAGCTGAAGTGTTTGAAACATATGCAAGAACTTGACCAACGTTAAAATTTGTTGTTGGCGAAACCGCAACCGAATTGTTACCTGATACTGTTGTTACCGCTGTAAGATAATATGAATTGCCGCTGTAAGAACCTGCACGAACAACCTCGAGGTTTCCGCCGTAATCAAGAAAGTTTGCAGCAGTGAACCAGGTTTCTGGATTATAGTTTGTTGGTTTACCAAATGTTGTTACTAATTGTTGTTCAGATCCAATCAAGGTACGGAATAGAACAGGACCCCACTTGAACAAACCTGCGATAGCACCCGGAGTCTGAGCAACTGCAGGCACTACAGTCGTCAAGTCAAACTCACGAATAGAGACGGAAGGGGATACGGTTAGTGCCATAGCTGGTTTCTCCTAAAATTCATTCATTCTGTAAAATATTTATAGAAAACCAAGGTTTATCCTTGACTTACAATATTGCTCTATAATCTGTCATTAAAAGTTTGCCGGTTGATCGTCCGGGTCGAAAAATAAGAAGTTTTTGTAAGGTTCATCTAAGTCAATTATACGATCTTCTCCTGTGTCAACAAAACCAAATGGGATCATTTCGTCTTGAATCTGTTGAGCAGAACGCTCACGTAGAGATGCAATGGTATTTATGTTGGTTAGTTCTTTGAAGAAATTTTGATCAGACAACCATGCAAATACGACAAGGCCCATGACCAAGTCATCATGTTTACCGGGTTCGGCTTGATAGGTATTACCTTTCTTAGCAAATGTTGAAAGTTCTTCAATGGTAGTATGATCATTGATAATAAGCTGATTCTGTTCAATCAAAAGTTTTAAAATAGAACATCCTGTACGCTTGACTGTAACTGTCATCTTCACGCCTTTATCAACACCCTTACCTACCTTTGTCGTAACCCTCTTACCAACTGTACCTGCAGATTCGGTGAATAGGATGTTATCATATTCAAAATCACTATAAATTTGATTGGCAACCTGAGGTCCAAGGTTTTCGTATTCGACTAAGATTGTAGCATTATTATACATCTTGGCTGTAGTGACAATCATCTGAGCATATTCGTCGGGCGGTATTGAGTTTGAATGAAACGTCGCAACCTGATTATATGGCATCTGAGTTATATCGATAACTTGAAATGCCGAATAATCAAGGCTCTTACCTTCAGACGTGTCGCATGTTATAGCGTAAACATGAGCAGGTTCTGGCTCGTAATATTTGAATAAGTTATCTCGAGCATAGATAGCCAATCCAGCTACCAATTCTTTTAGTTTCCAACCAGCGATAAGCGTTCCTGATGATCCTTGAAACTCACAAGCATATTCCTGATTGAATTTATCGGTATCGAAATTAAGATCAGATAGGGCTGCTTGCTTCCACTTATCATCACGTCCTGGGACCCGGGTCCATGGAACAAGAATTGGACAATATCCATTCTTTTTCTGAATAGCCAGTTGCCATGTTTTATGAAAATGATTAAGACCAAACGGAGTCGAAATCTGACAAATCTTTGTTGTCTGACCTGACGAAATTGTTGGTAGAACCGAGGTTGAGAATTCTTCCCATCCTTCAATGTGTGCTGCTTCATCCAGTACCAGAAGGTTAATAGTATAACCACGAATGGTATCGCTTGACGTTGAACCAGCAACACAACGGCTTCCATTTTCAAGTTCGATAGAACCCTTATTCCATTCGACAACCCCACTCTGAAGCCATTGCGGTAAATGCTGATAAGCTAGCTGCAACTTACCCATAATTTCTCGAGCAGTATCGCCTTTGTTCGCAAGCAAAGCAACCGTGACATGTTCATTGAATAGAATATACCACATGATATATCCGATCATTGTTACTGACTTACCTGCTTGGCGAGCCGTACAAATAATGGTATATCTGTTGTTATGAAGGGACTGAATAATCTCCTTTTGATAATCACGCAAAATAAAAGGAACAAGTCCCTCATCGACGTTGATAATCTTCATGTAGTTTTCAAGAAAATAAACAGGATCCTTCGAACACTTGACGTATTCTTCAACAAGATCCTTGGTCCATTCGACCTTAACTCCGGGTCTCTTCAGAAGTGGATTTCCGAAGTATCCTTTATAATCGACATAGGTAGCTTCAGTCATTAGATTCCTTAATTATCTTTCTCAATTCATCAGTTGTAATAATTAAATTATTATGTATAGTTTGAGCACCTTCTTTTGTCTCAGCCGTTACATTGCGAATCTTCTTTTGAATATCAAGAAGTTTTTCATTGGCATCAACAATTGTTCGCATCAAGGCGGCCAGTGCAAGATAATACTTATCGTTTTGTGATTGATCAGCAAGCTGAGCAAGTGACTCAATAGATATCTGACCAGCTTCAACAATAGCTAATAGATTAGCACGAGCAGTTTCAAAGTCATTTTCGACCTGATCCCTACCCGTCTGAGGATGTAGTTCAACTACGTTCCCAACTGTCAATTCGTTCCCAATCATTTGCTTCCTTGTCCTCTTCTGTAGGTATCCATCCAATACCACCGGTGGATGTTTTTTTACCATTAACTAAAACCCAATCATCAGGTTCGGTATTAGCCCCTAAAACGCCGCCCCAACCCATATGAAATCTTGGACCATATTTAGGATTTCTACGACCCCAATCTCCAGCCCAGACATGCCAATAATTTTTATAATTAGGTATGCCTTCTTTTTCTTTTCGAACATGCATTATAGGCCATGATTTACGTCTAACCGCGACACGATTATTATATTCATCAGGATACCAATAATTAAAACCATCAAATTGTTCAACACACCAATCCCAACTTTTACCTTCTTCATTTGGAAATTTGGCACCATTCGTAATCAATAATCCCATTTTTTCATATTTAGATATCGATCCATCAATAACAGGATCAGGAGAAATTGTTTTTCCCAGAAGCCAACCTAATTGTGAAATTGGCCACCACATTAGTCACCCAATACGGGTATTACTGCTTCGGCAAATCCCCAGTCATCATCAATTGATATTTGTGTATAAGGTATTGATTGTGTTGGATCAGTTGTTGGTGATCCATTCGCCAACAATCCTGGTTGCATCGTAACAGATTCAAAAGCATCATTAGCTGTTTCTGTTGAAGGATCGCCAATAATTTCTGAAACTGTTGTAAACTTAATAATTGGTTTATCTAATTCAGGACCATACAAATATGTTTGACAAGTAAAGTCAAGAGTCCAAATTAAAACTCGGCGTTGTTTAAAATCACCATCATAAGTATCTTGTAAATTCATACCATCAAGTGTAAATGGGATATCCCTAATCTCGTTCATATCTGGAATAAGTTCAACAGAAGCCGTCCAAGACGGAGTAAAGAATGGAAGAATTTGTTCAAGAATTTTTGTCGCATCTTCAGCATTCTTTGCGAAAATATACAATGCAAACCTAATGTTATAAGGACGTGGCGTATATTGATATTTAAGATTGTTTATGTTTGTACTTTTCACAACCTTACGATTAAGCACTGGAAGTTGGCTATTAGAATTTGGAGCTGCTGAAATAATTTCAAATGCCATACGTGGCAATAATTCGCTATAAGGACGATCAAGATCAGGATCAGCATTCAAACGAGCCAACATTTTATCCTTAGCCGCATATGAAATAGGTACCCTAATATTAGCAGTTTCATTCCCATCCTTATCGACACGCTCAACAACCATGTCATTAAAAATGCTGCCAAATACGATAACCATCTTTTTAATAATTTGAAAATAGAAATATGTACCGCCGAATACCATTATATTCTCTCATGGGTATAATCGTTAAAGGGATCGTCTTCACTAAAGTCAAGGATATCGTCAAGCTTTCCTTCAAATTCTTTACCATCATCCATTGGATCAATGACTGTTGGATCATAGGAGTCAACAACAAGATAATCAAGCTGTTCAGTTCGCAATGGAACTCCTGCTTCATCTGTCAAAGCATAAGAAAGTATGTTTTCGTCAGCCACTGACTGTATCCTATCGATCTCTGGTATGCCCGTGTTGAATGTTTCGCCAGAATATTGAAATAGCTCACAAGTACATTCATATGTATAGACTTTGCCAAGCGGGAAGAAAAATTCTAGTTGATTAACAAACTGAATTTGAAATGTTCGCTTATGAGACGGAAAGAAAAGCAAATCTCCTTCTTGCGGTCTAATTAATGCAGAGTCAGCCCCAACTGTTTGATTAAACTCTCGCCCAGGTATTGAAACAATAAGCTGATCACTGATACTAACGCCAAATTTACTCATCATATTACCAGCGCCAGCATAACCAAACACGTCTTTAACATATCCAGCTATTGTCCATGCCGATACATAAGTTGACTGATCATCTTCCCCGTAAATCTTATCATAATTAGTTTGAGTTTTCGATACATAATAAAGATTTAAACCATATACTCCAACACACTCATTGATTAAATCTTCAATAAGGTTTTGATCGCGTATATCTTCAGTCGTATTAAAATACGGATTAATTGGCATTAGGCTATCATATCACTTACTGGAAGCGAGAAACTATTAATTACTGTCTGTTCTATCTTTTCAAGATCAGCAGTAGCTTCATCATAAATCTGCTGACCATTGAATACAACACCCCCCATCATTTGAACTTGTCCAAACTTCTTAAGATTGGTTCCATATTGCTGTTTAATTAGAGCTACAGCATATCTCTGAAGCCAAATATTTGACCATATTTTCGTATAGATATCAGGATCAAGGATTCCATAACACTCAATAATCAACATTGATCCTGGCGCCAAAAGGTCCCATGACATATCAATATAGAACTTATTATCATTTCTATTATATCTGATGGGTTGTTTGCCAACAAGCAACTCCTCAAGCAATGCAAGGTGCTGCATTGCCATATAATAAGGAACCATCGACACGCTAGTAAGCGTATAAAGGTCGTTTAGGGCGATCTGATATCTAATATTGAAGATGTTATTCGTATTAAGAGCGTCTCCAATATTGAAGATAGAGACCGCCCCAATGACATTATCAGGAAGCTGAATGTATCGATTTCCTTGATCAATCGTGGTAATCAAGTGAGAAAGATAAAGTTTTTCGGTTCCTTCAAAGTGATATTCTTGAAACCAGGCAAGAGCCTCATCAATTCGATCAGAAACTTGATCGTCTGAGACGTTAAGTTGATTGACTCCATCCCCTATTTTGTTCAAACACCACTGTTTAAATTGGGCGCGGGTAGCAGGTATAGCCATTGATTTTTTCCAATAAAAAAGGACGACTATATATTTATAGTCGCCCCAGGCGTGTCTTTTCTGATTATTATTGTGTTGTATTTATAATACTTGGTGTTTGACTAGTCCTACATCATAATATCGAGAACCAACAAGATGTTTGTTACGCCTAGTTCTAATATCATTACGTCTATTTAAGAAGGATTGGTTAACAAACTTATCTAAGGCTTCCATTGGAGCAGTATTCCCAAAGTATGATATAACATGGTCGTCGTCATGTTTGACCTTCTTTTGATAAATTCTTCGATCCCATGATGGGTAAATGATACTTTTGATCAAGTCAGATTCTTTAAGTTTGGTGTTATATTGCCCGGGGCCTGTGATTAATTCGCGAATATCATCATTCTGCTCAATGACAGTCTTAATAGCATGGGCTTGCTTCACTGGGATGAAAGGACATTCTCTTGACCAATAAAACAACACTCGAGATAGATCTTTAGCCATGCTTTGTACTTTAAAATTAACACCAGGCGCCGCACATCCAATATCACAAAAGAAAAACATTAAGCGATCATCGATTAATTCCATACAAGGTTTATCAGCCGCATAGATAACACCAACATTCCTTAAATTATTGGCTTCAACATATTTCTCTACTTGATCGAGTTGTTCGACCATCCTGACAGCTTGGTACGGGATAGTCGTGATAAAGCTTTCAATGTTTTGTTCAAGTTCTCGCTCATCTGATCCAATTCGTTTAAAGTAATCGGTATTGTCTCCGATGGTAATTTTGGTTTTGAGATTCTTTCGTTTAAGAGCCTCAAGCTGTGGGAGAGCCGCGAGTGTGTATTCATAAATGATACCATAAGGATGAGAGGGATCGGGAACGGGATTTAAATGTTCAAGCATCTTGACGGGATAATCTGTTCGCACTTCATCAAGAAATATGTTGTTATTAACAAACGTTGAAAGAACTTGTCGGGAGTCGGCTCCACCAGAGAACAACAGAATCAAGTAGTCATACTTGTCCCTTATCTGTTGGGCTCGCATTTTATATAATTCACTAAGGGATTGTGTCGGTTCGATGGTCCAATCTATCTGAGAAAAGACATCATCATGAAACCAATAAGTCATATAAGGATAAGGATCTTTAGCTTCCAGAATCGCATTATATAATGACAGTTTCGAAAAGTATTGTTCTTCATTATAAATGTAATATCCGGGGTTAACCGAATAATTAAACATTATGTATCTTCTTTTATATTATATCTAAAATTACCGGGATTGTTTCTACAATATTCATCGATTGCAGCATTAATTCTATCAAGCAAATCGCCTTTATTCGCCATAACAAACTTATCATATTCAGGTCTTGAAAACCAAGTTTGAACAACAAGGGCTTCAAGCTTATAATCATTTCTTTCATATTTTAAATAGTTTTCATTTGTTCTACAAATGACTCGCCACTGATCAAGAAGATCTTTAATAGTAGGAATATCAATCAAAAATGGATTGTTTTCACTTGGTCTTATAATTCTACTCTTAAGCAATAATGGCATTTTATCCTCCTTGATATTTATGTCCGATCAAGGAACTCATGTTTCGTCATAATAATATGTTTATATTTAGGTGTTAAACGACGACTTAAGCCAATGGCTAATTCATTAAGTTCAGGAGTAAAGAAATAACCTGTTGTTTTGCGTTCCTTAACACCATATATTCGACACTTATATTCATCATTAAATCCTGCTTGTGTATAAGAAGCAAGAGCCCTCATCATTTCTATTGTATAATCAAAGAAATTTATGGTCTTTCTAGGATATAACACACCACCATAAAATTCCCATTCATCACAATCTATAACACCTACATTACTATAATTATGAACATCCATATGGTGATCACCTGTTATTAAATAACCTTCTTTATCCTTAATATACTTTGCAGCAATAACAACAGGAGTTGACCATATTCCAACACCATTAAGTGGTCGATATATTTGAGTAATAAACTCATATAAAAACTCATCAGGGTCAACACGTAATATTATCGGCTCTATTTTTAGTTCTTCACAAAGCTTAATAGCATTTTCAATTTCAATATTATTTGCTTTAGTATAGACAATAATAGGAGTAAAATCAATCTTATTGCGATGAAAAGCTCGACAAACAAACTCAGAATCAGCTCCGCCACTAAGGGCTACATATCGAGGACCAGGTATTAGATTAGCAGTGTAATCAACAGCATCATGAAACGATAAATGCTGACATGATTTTAACATCATACCAACTTTAAAATCAACGACTTTATCAAATTCACGTTCTCCTAAATTAAACCAAATCCAATCGCCGTGTGTGGTTCCCATTAACGTTTTTCCCATCCGTTAACCACCGCCATTGCTCCAAATCGTTTATAATCTTCTTGAACAAATAACTTGAACTCATCAAGTGAAAAATTAGGCATAGCTTTATTTTCAAACTGAACCATATAACTATGAAATTCTGCTGATTTTGTTATCTTTTCAATAACG